TGTTGTGACGCAGCAGGGTATTTCGCCAGATAAAGCAAATGATATGAACGCTCGTCTAAATGGCAATTTTGAGAGCGCTGAAGATTTTATTGCTTTTCTTCAATCACAACAATAATATCCGTTCATAGTCAAGGAGACTAAAAAACATGGCAAACGCATATACAGATACCTCGAGCGGTTCGTTCGGCGGTACAGTAGGCGGCGCTGGTCTCGTACAAAAGGCGTATGACCGCCTTCTCGAGTTCGCTCTCCGTTCAGAACCCCTAATTCGTTCTGTCGCAGATAAGCGCCCCGCACGTCAATCAATTCCAGGTTCAACAGTAGTTCTACAGAAGTACGTTGACCTAGATACAGTAACAGGAACACTGACAGAGACAGTTGACCCAGATGCAGTAGCACTGACAACTCCTACCTCTATTACAGTAACACTTAATGAGTACGGTAACGCAGTTCTAGTAACTCGCGCATTGGAACTCTTTTCACTTGCAGATGTAGACCCAGCAATTGCTAACATCATTGCATACAACCTAGCCGATTCTATCGACACAGTTGCAATGACAACTCTACGCTCAGGTACAAACAACATTTTCGCAGGCAATGCAACAGCAGTTGCTAACGTTGACGCAGCAGACACACTAGACTCAGCAGACATTCGTCGCGCTGTAGCAAAGTTGCGTGCTAACAAGGCTAAGGGCCGTCGCGGAAATGCATACTGGGTAGGTATTCACCCAGAAGTTTCACACGACCTTCGTGCTGAGACAGGCGACCTAGGATGGCGCTACCCACAGTCACAGTCTGCTTCAGAAGCAAGCAAGATTTGGGCTGGAGAAATTGGTGAGTACGAAGGCGCGTTCTTCGTTGAGTCATCACGTCTATACAATGCTAAGACAGGTGCAGACCAGTCAGCACTAGCAACAACAGCAGTAACAGTAGCAGGAACATCAGCAGGATTTACATTCGGCGTTGCTTCATCTGCAGTTATTGCAACACGTGCTGAAGTTGGTGACAAGATTGCAGGAACAGGTATCGCTTCAGGTGCAAAGATTACTGCTATCACCACATCAGGTTCAACAACTACATTTACTGTAGACACAGCAAACACAGCAGCAGTAACAGTTTCAACAACTGTAACTGTAACTCCAGTAACACGTGTATTTAACACAATCGCATGTGGTTCACAAGCAATGGCAGAAGCCGTAGCAGAAGAACCACACGTAGTTATTGGTAACGTAACTGATAAGTTGATGCGTTTCCGCCCAATGGGTTGGTACGGCGTACTTGGCTTTGCAGTCTACCGTGATGAGGCTCTATATCGAATCACATCTGGTTCATCAATCGCTGCTCTCTAGTAGTTAATTGACTGTAGGGCTGGGGCAACCCAGCCTTATGGTGAGTCCACTAAAGGAGGATGAATGTCTAACTGGTTATTTAAAACACCAACAGTTGAAGAAGGTCCTGCTGGCATGCATAGACTGTTTGAGTTTTATAAGTTGGACCGTGGTATATCTATTGTATTAAATACTAATGGACAGTACCAGCAAATTCGTTATCCACTTGATTCTGATTTACCAGACTATCCAGTTGTTTATCGTGGTGGATATAACTACACAGTAGACGATACTACTAAGGCAGCACTTATTGCTGGTGGTGTAGGAGTGACGGAAGCAAACTTTACTGAACTATGAGTCTACATCAGATACAAACACATCCTGAATATGTAGAGGGTTGTTTTGGATGCAAAGTTATGACCCTTGAACTAGGTACAGGTGATGCTGACTCTCGTCGTCAAAGGCCACAAAAAGCATTTAACCAAGAACTAAGTGCTTACAATGAGGCCAGAGCACAGGGTATACAACCTGGCGGTACATCAATGCAAAAGATTCGTGAAGCCGAAAAGGCTTCCGAAGTATTAGGCAAGCCATACAACTCGAACACAATGCCTGATGCAAACAAAGTAAACAAATCAACCGTAGCGGTAATGAAAGAGATAGGACAAATATAATGCCAATGGTCGGAAATCAAGAGTTCCCATATACACCAGCAGGTAAGAAGGCTGCCAAAAAGGCTGCTAAGAAGATGGTTGCTAAAAAGACTATGAAGAAGATGGCTATGAAAAAGATGGGCAAGAAGAAGTAAATGCCTAAGATGACTAAGCAGGATGCGGCAATGTTAAAGATATTGCAAGATAGATACGGCACAAAGGTTTATCCAAGTGCACCTAAGGCTACATCACCAGATATGGCACGTAGTCAAAACGCAGCAAAGTTAGCAAAGAAGGCGAAGAAGAAGTAATGGCTAAGTCTCCAGCATGGACGCGTAAAGAAGGCAAGAATCCTAAAGGAGGACTTAACGCAAAAGGTCGCGCATCCTATAAGGGTGGCACTCTTAAGGCTCCTGTTAAATCTGGAGACAATCCACGCAGGGCATCCTTCCTAGCGCGGATGGGTGGGATGCCAGGTCCAGAGCGCAAGCCTGATGGCTCGCCTACTCGTCTACTTCTATCACTGCAAGCATGGGGTGCTTCTTCAAAGTCAGATGCAAAGGCTAAGGCTGCTGCTATCTCTAAGAGAAACAAGGCTAAGAAGTGAAAAAGAAATCAACAGTTAACGCTGCTGGTAACTACACAAAGCCAGGTATGCGTGCTGCATTGTTTAAGAAAATTAAGGCTGGCTCTAGAGGTGGAGACCCTGGCGAGTGGTCTGCCCGTAAAGCACAGTTGCTTGCTAGTGAATATAAGAAGGCAGGCGGGGGTTACAGGTAATGGCCCTTGCTAAATCTCAAAAGTCTCTTAAGAAGTGGACTGCACAAAAGTGGAAAACTTCTGATGGCAAGCCATCTAAAGGCAAGAAAAGATATTTACCAGCAGCAGCATGGGCTGCATTAAGCCCTGCTGAAAAAGCAGCAACTAATAAAGCAAAGGCTGCTGGCAATGCAAAAGGTAAACAGTTTGTAAAACAACCAAAGTCAATAGCAAAGAAGGCTGCGAGGTTTAGATAATGGCAACAGGAGTAGCAGGTAGCACATTTGCTGACGAGTTAAATCGTCTTGCAAATGATGGAACATATCCAACACCAGATGCATATCAGTCCGAACAAGGTGCAGCAAACAACTATGCTGAGACTAGTGGCTTAGGTATTATTGCTGCTCTAAATATTAAGGCTGACGCAAATCGTCAACCTAATGAATACAAGATGCTTAACGCTATCTGTAATGAATTAGCAGGAACTACTGGACTATCAGCCATTGTTGCATTAAGGAGCATAGACCTGTGACAACAACATTGACACAGATGATTGATGAAGTGCTTATCAATCTATCAGGTTACACATACCAGCAAGACCGCTCTACCTATCTTAGAACTGCGGTAACTGGTTTAACCTCACCAAGTACTTCACCTACAATCTTGTCTCTTGGAGACACTAGCAATGTAGGTAAAGGCGTGCTTGAGGTAGATGAAGAATTAATGTGGGTTGATTCATTTGACCGTGTTGGCAATACAGCAACAGTCGCTCCTTACGGGCGAGGCTATCTGGGAACAGATGCTGCTACCCATGCTGCGGATGCAAAGGTAACTATCTCACCTATTTTCCCGCGCTATGTTATTAAGAAGGCTATCAACGATACTATTGAAGCAGTTGGTTCTGCTATCTATGCAGTTAAGCAAACATCATTTGTTTACAATGCAGCGGTAACTACTTATGAGTTCCAAGATTTAAATATAGAAAACATTCTTACTATGTCATGGCAAGATATTGGCCCAACAAAAGAATGGATTAGAGTTCGCAGATGGACCTTTGACCCATTTGCTGATACGGCAACATGGGGTGGCGGTTCACAAACTGTAACTATTCATGATGTTATTATTCCTGGCAGAACCGTTAAGGCTATGTATGCTACACATCCAATAGCATTTACAAGTAACTCACAAGATTTTTCTACACAAACTGGATTATCAAATACAGTTAAAGATGTAATTATTTTAGGCGCAGCCTATAGATTGTTGTCTTATCTTGACCCAGCCCGCGCTGCTCAGTACAGCCCACAGGCTGATGAGATTGATTCTAAGCGTCCATTCGGTGCATCTAATACAGCAGTGCGTCAAATTTTTGGACTATATCAACAACGTCTTAATGAAGAAAAACAAAAACAATTAACTCAGTACCCAACCCGAGTTCACTACAGCCGATAGGAACCTGAATGACAACTAGACAATACTCCTCACGCTCTCAGCAAACAACGCTGACAGGTACAGTAACCTCAGGTGCTACCACTATGGCGGTCATCTCGGGAACAGCATTGCTTGGTGGTGTAACGATTCCTGCTGGCAGAACCTTCACGATTGTTATTGACCCAGATACAGCAATCGAAGAAATTGTAGACGCCACGGCGGTATCGACCAATACCTTTAACATTACTCGAGCCATTGATGGTTCATCAGCACAGGAACACACAGCAGGAGCAGTAGTTCGTCACATGGCTATTGGCCGTGACTACCGTGAGGCAAACACTCACATCGAGGCTAGCACAGGCGTACACGGTATTGCAGGGGCTGTGGTGGGTACTACAGATACTCAGACCCTGACCAATAAAACACTGACTTCCCCTACTATTACCAACCCTAGCATCTCGGGTGCTGGTGTAGATGCAAGTATTGTCTTTGAAGGAGCAACTGCTGATGCTTATGAAACTACTCTTACAGTAGTTGACCCTACGCAGGACAATACAATTACAATGCCTAATACAACAGGCACAGTGGTGATTGCTACAGCAGTCCAGACTCTTACAAACAAGACTTTAACTAGCCCGACTATCTCAGGCTCACCAGTTATTACTGGTCTATCTTCTGCAGGTATGTCTGCTTCATCTGCTACTCCTAAGGATTACGTAGACAGTATCCTAGGCTCAGCAACTGCAGCATCTACATCTGCTGCTAGCGCAGCAACCAGTGCTACATCTGCTGCCACATCTGCAGCAAGTTCAGAAACTTCTGCGATTGCTTCTGCATCGTCTGCAACGGCATCAGCAACTAGTGCTACCGCAGCAGCAACATCTGCTACAAGTGCAGCAGCCTCTGCCACAGCAGCGGCAACTAGTGCAACTAGCGCAGCAGCCAGTGAAACTGCAGCCGCGACCTCTGCTACATCAGCAGCGGCTAGTGCTACAACTGCTGCTAACTCAGTAGCCACAATTTCAGGCTTTGCAACTACTGCATCTAACTCAGCAAGTGCAGCAGCCACAAGCGCCTCAAGCGCCTCAACGTCTGCAAGTTCTGCTTTAACAAGCGCCAACTCTGCTGCTACTAGTGCTTCTACTATGGGTGCAAGTGTTACGGCTGCAGCAACAAGTGCTGCTAGTGCAGCGACAAGCGCAACGGCTGCCGCAACTTCTGCAGCGTCTGCAGCAACGTCTGCATCTGCTGCTTCGACATCAGAAACCAATGCAGCAACAAGTGCAAGTTCAGCATTAACAAGTGCAAACAGTGCAAGTACAAGTGCTGCATCTGCAGCAACATCGGCTACTGCATCTGCCACATCAGCAAGTGCTGCTGCTACATCTGCTACATCGGCAGCGACTAGTGCATCATCCGCTGCTACTTCGGCATCTTCTGCTGCAACAACATACGATGAATTTGATGACCGTTACCTTGGAAGCAAGTCATCTCCTCCAACAGTAGACAATGATGGCAACCCACTTATTGTTGGTGCTATTTATTGGAACTCAACATTAGGCAACATGTATGTGTGGTCAGGTAGCACTTGGGTTCAAATCGCTACAACTACTGTATACACAGCACCAACGCTAGGCACAACAGTAGTAACATCTGGTACCACAATTACGACAATAGATGGTTTGACTCTTAGCAGTGGACTTGCATCAGCAGACCCAACTACAAATCTTGGTCTTGCTACCAAGCAATATGTTGATTCTGTAGTTACTCAGATTAACTACCACGAAGCAGTGGTTGCAGCAACTACAGCGAATCTAACTGCTACTTATAATAACGGAACTTCAGGTGTAGGTGCAACCCTTACTAACTCTGGAGCACAAGCAGCATTTAGTGTAGATGGAGTAAGTCCTGCTCTTAATGCTCGTGTGCTTGTAAAGAATCAAACAACACAAACTGAGAACGGTATTTACACACTTACAACTGTTGGCTCTGGTTCAACTAACTGGGTTCTTACTCGCGCTACTGATGCTGACAATAATCCTGCTGGAGAAATGAAAAATGGTGATGAGTTATATTGTTCTGGAGGAACAGTAAACGCCACTAAGTCGTTTATTAACTCAACGACAGTAGACCCTATTGTTATCGGAACTACTGCAATTACATTCAGTGAATACTATGCAGCGCTACCAGCGCAGACTGGTAACTCAGGTAAGTATTTAACAACAGATGGAACTACTCCTTCATGGGGAGTTATTGACTCAACACTAAACGCAGACATAATCATGACGATTATGGGCGCATACATCTAAGGAAAGGTACAGCGACTAATGCCTGTAACAAGTAAAGTGCTGGCTCGCACAGCAGCAGCAACAACATCAACAACGCTATACACAACACCCGCTGGAACAACAGCAGTGGTAACAAACATTGTTATCTGCAATCCAACTACGGCTGCGGTAACAGCATCAATGACTATCAATAGCATTGACATACTTGGCAGCGTAGCAGTTGCTGCTAACTCATCAGCGTTTTTTGACCTAAAGCAGGTAGTGCCTGCAACTGAAATCATTGCTGGTAGTGCTTCATCAACAGCAGTAGACTTTCATATCAGCGGAGTGGAGATTAACTAATGGGCGTACAACAATTTCCCGTACCTGAAAGCGGAATCCCAAAGGGAACCACAGGAGCAAGACCTGCTTCTCCAACAGTAGGTACTGTATTTTACGATGGAACTATATCATCTTTAGTAATTTGGGATGGCAGTGCTTGGCTTCCTTGTTCCGCTCCTTCTTCTCAACCTACAATTTCAGTTGCAGATGTTGGCACTGGTAGAGCATACAATTCTGCTCAAGCAACGGTAACGTTTACGCCAGGTGCAACTGGTGGCAAGCCTCTTGGTTATACAGTATCATCATCAACTGGTGGTTACAGTGCAACAACTACAAGCACAACTGTTAACATTGCTGTAGGAACACAAGGAAGTTGGACATTTAGTGGAACTGCATATAATGATTTTGGCATAAGTCCAACAACTCCAACTACAAGCATTACATTAACAACCATTCCAGAAGCAGCAAGTGGTGTTACTGCAGTAGTAGGAACTGGCTCAAATATCAATGTGTCTTGGACACTTGGTGCTACTGGTGGTAAAAATTTGTCAGCCTTAGAAATTGTTCCATTCTTAAATGGAACAACTGAGCAAACTGCAACATCTGTTTCCACTAGCGCGACAACAGGCGCTGTTGTTGGGTTAACAGGAGGTTCTTCTTACACATTTAAAGTAAGAAAAATTAACGATAATGGAACAATAGACAGTACTGCATCTACATCAGTGGTAGTTCCTATTGCTATTGATTATCTTGTTGTTGCAGGTGGTGCTGGAGGAGGAGCAGGTTATAGCGGTGCAGGTGCTGGCGCAGGTGGCGGTGCAGGTGGTTTGCTAACTGGAACAAGTAGTGTGTTGTTTGGTGTTGCAAATACTGTAACTGTCGGCGGCGCGGGTGCTGGTGGTTCAGGCAATAATGCTCGAGGTGCCTCAGGTTCTAACTCACAATTTGGTTCAATAACAGCATGTGTTGGCGGAGGTTTTGGAGCAGGTCGCGGTGAAAATGGTGGCAATGGTGGCTCTGGAGGTGGCGCAGGTGGTGGAAATGCCGTTGCTTGGCAAGGCGGATTAGGAACTGCGGGTCAAGGTACAAATGGAGCGAATGGTTTTGCTAATGCAACAAGTGGATTTGATGGAGGTGGTTTATCCACTACATCTAGCATTAGTGGCGCATCATTAGTTTATGCAGTTCAAGGTTATTCTAATGGAAGTGGCGCTGCTGGTACCGCAAATAGAGGTAATGGTGGCAGCAGTGGTAATCCTTTCACTCCACCTAACGGTGGCGCAGGTGGTTCTGGTGTTGTAATTATTCGATATTCAGATACAGTTCCAGCAGCAACTACAGTAACAGGCTCACCAACAATTACAGTCGCTGGCGGTTATCGTGTTTACCGTTGGACTGGCTCTGGCAGTATTACCCTTTAAGGAGGAATCATGGCACACTTTGCAAAATTAGATGAAAACAATAAAGTAATTCAAGTTATTGTAGTAGATAATAATGAGTTGCTTGACGATAATGGCAATGAATCAGAAGCAAAAGGAGTTTCTTTTTGTAAAGATTTATTTGGACCTGAAACCCAGTGGATGCAAACATCATACAATGCAACATTTAGAAAAAACTATGCTGCTATTGGCGGAGTTTACGACCCTGTATTTGATATATTTATTCCACCAAAACCTTTTGATTTGTGGAAATATGATTATGAAAATAACGAGTGGGTCGCTCCTATTCCAGAACCAGAACCAGTAGAAGGATATACTTGGTTATGGTCTAGCGTAAACCAAGAATGGGTTAAGGTAGCCAATTAAACAACGGAGTAATATCTTGCTAAGATAGGAATAAAATGAGTAATGAAGAAGTAGTGGTTTATTGGTCACCTGCTGTTATTGGATGGGAGATGTTGTATACCGAACCAAAGTCAATTTACTCAAATATAAGAAGTAAAGCAAAATATAATTCAGTTGAAAAAAATTCAAACATGTTTGCTTGTCCAGCAAGCAATGATGTATTACAAAATGTCTATGCAATTAAAAGCAATCTTGACGATTGTTATGAATTACCAATTCAATTTCTTGAAGAACTAGAACAGCAACAAACTATCAACTTTCCAGTTATGCTTCCAATGAATAGAAATAAAATATCTTTTATTTCTCAACGCAAGTCAATTCTTGAAGGATACTGGGATATTGAGTACAATCTTAAATGGGTATTCTTTGCAGATGAACCATTAAAGATGAAGGTGACATCGCCATACTTTCCACATAGCGCACCTACACCAGGTGCTTTTGTTTCTGCTGGGCAGATGGATATTGGGCAGTGGTTTAGAAACATAAACCTAAATTACTTTGTTCCAAAAACTGCTACTTCAATGGAGTTTAAGGTTGATGATTCTTTGCTGTATTTAGAATTTATGACCGACAAAAAGATTGTGTTTAAACGCTTTCAAACAACTCCATTGCTTAATGAAATGTTGCTTGAATGTCATGAATCACCACAACGCTATGGAAGAAACATGCCACTTGCTAAGCGATATGAGATGGCAAAGAAATCAAAACTTCGTGAAAGAGTCTTGACTGAAATCAAAAAAAATCTAATAGAAGAATAACATTTAAGGGGACACAATGATAGGACCAAAAGAAACAGTAGCAATCGGCTGGTGTGATAACGGCATGGTAGATGGCAAGTTTACTGAGGGACTTATGTCTGCAGTAATTACTGGTGGGGCTAACAAGATGCCCATCACTACATCTATGAGAGTGCAGGGCAATCAGATTGGTAGACAGCGTCAAGTCCTATGGGACTATTGGGCTGACCATATCAAAACTGACTGGCTACTATGGGTAGATTCAGACATTGTTCTGACAGCAGAAGTGATGCAGAAATTATGGGCAACTGCTGACAAGCATCATCGCCCTGTTGTAAGTGGAGTTTACTTCATCTCTAAGGAGAATGAAGGCACACTTATGAAGCCATACCCAGTACTCTTTAATGATATATCTGAATTTCAGGTTCAGTATGTGCATCCACTGCCACAAAACGAAGTAATCAAGTGCGACTCAGCAGGGTTTGGTCTAGTGCTTATGCACAAGTCAATCATTCCAACTATGCGTGAGAAGTACCCTAACCAGTCTATGTTTATGGAGACTGCAGGTGGTCATGATGACCAGTTTATTGGAGAAGATATCATATTCTTTCGCAAGATGAAGGCTGCTGGTATTCCATTACATGCACACACAGGTGCTCTAGTAAAGCATATGAAGCGATTCTCGCTTGACTATGATTACTATGGTATGTACTGGACAATGGATAGTATTCAAAAGAAAATAAAAGAACAACCAAACTAAGGAGTCTACGTGGCTGGTCGTGATATTACCGAAGGTCGTGCCTCGCGGGCGATTGCTGTTGATGTTGGTGTAGTTTCTACATCTGCTATCTGGCAGAACACTG